GAAGGCAACCTAAACGGCATTGAAACTAATGTAGTTCGAGTGTTTAATTTACTCGCTGCTAGTTCTTTGACCTATAATGTAGGCAGTGTATCTGCCCCAAGTGTTCTCAATGCTGCTTCAGGTGATCTGCTCAGCTGCGAGATGTCCGTATCAATCCTAACAAGTTGGAGTTAATATGTCAGACCTAACACCAGAGGATCTAGCCTTCTTGAAGAAGATTGGTCAGATCACCGAAGTACCAGCAAAGCCAGTAACTACTAAGAAGGAAGAAGAATAATCATGGCAATTTTTCTAAATAACAAAGTTGGTTTTAAGGTTGCCACTATCAATCTTTCAGACCACGTCACAGCATTTACACTTTCACGTCAGGCAGATCAAATCGAAGTAACTGCTATGGGCGACACAGCTCACAAGTTTGTTACAGGACTTTCAGCAGATACCATCACAGTATCATTCTTGAACGACACAGCAGCATCAAACGTATTAGCAACACTTCAGGCTGCTTATGGCACAACTGTTGCTTGGGCTGCTATCCAAGATTCATCAGCTGTCGTATCAGCAACTAACCTGCTTTACTCAGGCACAATTTTGGTTGATAATCTAACAGACATCAATGGCGCAGTCGGCGATGAAGGTATGATTGACATTACATTTACCTGCAACAGCAAGACAGCAACAGCATCAACTGGTACTTGGTAATAATCTAACTACTAAAGAAAAGGGCTAAAATAATGGCAAAGCTAAAGATCACAAGGGCAGATGGCTCTGTATCTGATCATCAGATAACCCCATCGATCGAATACGCATTCGAGGTTTACGCCAAGAAGGGCTTTCATAAAGCCTTTCGTGACGATGAAAAGCAGAGTGATGTGTATTGGCTAGCTTGGGAATGCATTCGCCGCAGCGGTGAAACTGTTAAACCATTCGGGGCTGAGTTTCTTGAAACACTTGCAAAAGTAGAAGTTCTAGATGATGACCCGGAATTATAGGGCGTGATTCTTTCACTTACTTAGTCGCAAGATTAAGTCTTGAAACGCAGATCGCGCCTAACGACTTACTTGAACTCGATTCAAGAATGTTTAAGGCTTTATTACAGGCTATAAAGGATCGAAACAAGGAGATGAAAGATGCCAGTCGCAGTAAAGGGCGCAGTCGCACTTCGTAAAGCCTTGCGTGATTTTACGCCTGATCTAGCTAAAAAATTACCAAAGGAAATGGCGATAGCCCTTAAACCTGTTGTTAAAACAGCTAGGGGCTATGCGCCTTCCGAAAGCCAGATTCTTAGTGGTTGGAAGCCTAGACAAATGAGTGAAGGTAGATTTCCTACTTATAACGCCTCAATGGTCAAGGCTGGCATTGGATACAAGACAACTCCTTCAAAGCCTAATCGTCGAGGTTTTAGATCATTAGCTCGTTTATTTAATAAAACTGCCGCTGGCGCTATTTATGAAACTGCTGGTCGTAAACGTCCAGATTCAAGATTTGTACAAAATCTTAATAGTAAGTACAGCTCTGTTATGAAAGGTCAAGGCAAGATGGAAGGCCGCGTTCTGTATCGCGCTTTCGAAGAAGATCAAGGCAAAGCTCAAACTGGTGTTTTAAATGCTATTGAAAAAGCAAAGATCAATTTGAATAAAAGAGCAACGGTGCGTGGATAATGTCAAATATTTTAATTGATGTAGCTGCTGAGTTTACTGGCAAAAAAGCCTTTGATAAGGCTGGAAGTGCCACTACTGGACTTGAAAAAAGTGTTAAAAGTTTGGGCAAAACTTTAGGTTTAACTTTTAGTGCTGCTGCTGTTTTGTCATATGGAAAAGCATCAATTAAGGCTGCTGCAGCTGATCAAAAAGCTCAACAGCAATTAGCTCTTGCCCTTAAAAATGTAGGTTTAGGAAGAGATGCAGCGACTGCTGAAGGTTATATTCAACGCATCGAAAAAGAGTTTGGAATAATTGACGAACAACTTCGTCCAGCATATTCTAAATTAGCAATAGCTACACGAGACACCGCTGAAACTCAGCGACTTATGGGTATTGCGATGGATATCAGTGCCAATACTGGCAAAGATCTTGACTCAGTAACTGCTGCATTATCTAAAGCATATTTAGGTAATAACACAGCACTCAGCAAGTTAGGTATTGGTATATCTAAAGCTGATCTTAAAACTAAATCATTTAAAGATATTACAGATCAACTGGCTGTTACTTTTGCTGGTTCTGCTAAAGCTTCTGCTGATTCATTTTCAGGATCTATGGATAAGTTGGCAATTGCATCAAATAATGCCAAAGAAATAATTGGTACAAGCCTTATAAATGCTCTGCAATCATTAGGCAATGATCATACAATGGCTAATTTAAGTACTGACATTGAAGGTGCTGCTAAATCTTTAGCCAACTTTATTGATTCATTAGTTTATTTAAAAGGCCAAATTAGTTCAATACCAGGTTCTAGTATTGTTGGATATTTAGCTGGTGGAGTATCTGATTTATTAGGTCGATTTAGTCCTCAACATTTAGCAGAATTGATTAAGCAACTTAAAGGCTTCCAAGGCATGGGCAACGTCTCCATGACTGGTGGATCGAACATGGATACTCAGAAGGCTGATGCTGCTGCCAAACTAGCAGCTGATAAAGCAGCTGCTGCAAAGATCAAAGCAGACAAAATTGCTGCTGCTGCTAAAATTAAAGCCGACAAAAATGCAGCCGATAATGCCGCTAAATTAGCCAAGGCTGGCGCTATGTTTGATCTTGACAAGATTCAGATTGAAGCAGCGCTAAAGGGCAAGATTACAGATGAAGAGTCTTTGCGCCTTCAATTACAGCGCGCTATCTTAAATGAAGATGCTGCGCTAGCAGATACGCTACAGAAGCGACTAGAAGCCTCACAGCGAGCCACAGGAGTTTTACAAGGGCAGATTAACGGCATTAAGCCACTAGCAGACCCATTTGCTGAATGGATCAAATCTTTAGAAGAGATTTCAGCAACTTTAACCAAGATCCTTGGCACTCCAATTAATATGACTTCGTCATCGATGGTAAATCCTAATCAGCCAATTGTTGCAATTCAAACACCTAATTCACCTTTCCAACCTAAACCTGATCCAATTCCAGTAGTAATTGAACCAAGTCCAACAGCACCAGCAACTAACAATGCTTTTGCTGGCTTAGGTGGCAATACTGGTGGCTTTGGTTTCTCATTGCCAGACTATCTAAAGAGCTCGATTCCACAGGCTCAGCCAGCACCAATCACAGTCAATGTGACAAACACTGGTTCTGTAATCATGCAAGATGACTTTGTTCAAGTTATTTCAGATGCTATTGTCAAGGTAAATACTTTGGGAAATAAAGCACTTCGAGCTGGTCAAGTAGACGTTAACGCAGGATAATCATGGCCATTCCAGTAATTAACGCAATCATCAACTTTTCAACAGGTGCTGGCTTTGCCTCACCCATGATTCTCGATGCAGGTGTTTTGGGCGTTAACGCTTTGGCAGATACGACATCAGTTACTGTAGATGTTTCAGATCTAGTTGATTCAATTAAAACTACTCGCGGTCGATCTGCTACAGCTGATCTTTTTCAGACTGGCACACTTAGCCTTCGTATTATTGACCAGACAGGCGCGTTCAACCCAATGAACCCAGCCTCACCTTATTATAATCTTTTGACTCCAATGCGTAAAGTTGTTATAACTGCAACTTATGGCACAACCACTTATCCAATTTTTGCTGGTTACATAACTTCATATAACACGACTACTCCTCAAGATGTCGGTGATGTCGTTTACACTACAATTCAAGCAGTTGACGGATTTAGACTTGCTAACAATGCTCAGATTACAACTGTCACTGGTGCAACTGCTGGTCAAACTACTGGAACTCGCGTAGGAAAATTGCTGGACGCTATAGGTTGGCCTACAGGCATGAGAGATATAGATACTGGTCAAACCACAGTTCAGGCAGATCCTGGCACTTTGCGTAATGCTCTAAGCGCATTACAGACAATCGAGTCAACTGAATATGGCGCACTTTACATGGACGCGCTAGGAAATTATGTATTCCAAGACCGTTTATTAACTTCATCAAGTGTGGCAGGAACTCCAGTAGTTTTCAATGATAACGGCACTGGGATCTCTTATAACAATGCTCTATGGAAACTGGACGATTCCCTTGTGTTTAACAAGGCCAGCATTACTCGCACTGGTGGCACTGCTCAAGTGGCTAGTAATCAATCTTCTATTGACAAGTATTTTTTGCATTCATATCAAGAGACAAATCTCCTTATGGAGAGTGACGCAGATGCTCTCAATAATGCTCAGGCTTATGTGGCTTCTAGATCCGAAACTGCAATCCGCTGTGATGCTATTACCCTTGATCTTTACACTGCGAATTATGATGCAGGTATTGTCGCAGCTCTTAATCTAGACTTTTTTGATCCTGTTACAATTACAACCACTCAACCAGGGTCATCAACCCTAACAAAGACTTTGCAGGTGTTTGGGGTGTCTCATGACATCAGGCCAAGTTCTTGGAAAACTACCCTTCAAACGCTTGAACCGATTATAGATTCGTTTATACTTAATTCAACACTATCAGGAGTGCTGGGAACCAGCACCCTTTCTTACTAAGGAGATCAAATGGGAGCACCATTAGGCTTCAAGACATTCGCCACAGGTGATGTTCTCACAGCCGCAGACACTAACGGATATCTTATGCAGGGAGTCTGGACATTCGCTTCAGCTGCTGCCAGAGATGCAGCGGTAACTAGCCCGCAAGAAGGCAATGTTTGCTATCTAAAAGACACAGATGCAGTTATGACATATTCAGGTTCTGCTTGGGTAACTGTTGGCGGTGCAGGTATGACACTTCTCAGCACCACATCATTGTCAGGTGCGAGCGTAACTATTTCAAGCATTAGCCAGTCATATAAAGATTTAGTTGTTTATGTTTATGGTATGACAAATGCAACTGCTGATGGTGCTTTTCAAATTAAAGTAAATAACGCACAAAATGGTTATATGAATCGTTTGAGTGATGGAACAGCTGCCAAAATAACTAGCGGTACAAATTGGACAACAGGTGCAAATTTAGCTAGAGCAGCAAGCACAAATAGTTTTTATTATCGAATTAGTAATTACACTCAAACAGCTACCTGGAAACCTCTTATTGGTTATGGATTTTTTGATGCCACTTCTGGAAACTCAGCTCAATTTTGGGCTGGTTTTGATGTTTCTACTTCTGCAACAACTTCATTAAATCTTTCAAACTCAGGTGGAAACCTTTCTACCGGTACTTGTCTAATCTACGGAGTCAGCTAATGCCTAAACCAATAATCAGAATCCATAATACTGAAACTAATGAAGTCATTGATCGTGAAATGACTGACTCAGAGTTCAAGGCGTATGAAGACGAAAAAGCCCGAATTGCTCAAGATGTTGCAGAATTAGCGGCCAAGGAAACAGAAAAAAATGCTCTATTGGCTAAATTAGGCATTACAGCCGATGAAGCAAAGCTGCTCTTAGGCTAATGAAACCACGTTTATCTAAGTGCGCTATCCAGTTAAGAGAACAAATTGACGATTCCTTCCCAGATAGAGATCGAACTTCTGATGGTTGGATCGGCGATACTCGACACAGCGCGCGCGTGTCAGATCACAATCCTGATGCTCTCGGCTGGGTTCGTGCCATCGATGTCGATCGAGATCTTTCAGGCAAGGCTAAACCTGACCTCATGCCAGATCTTGCGGATCAAATACGTCTCTATGCAAAGTCTGATCGAAGCAAACGCATTAGCTACATCATCTTTAACGGACAAATTGCAAGTCCAGTCCTTGCATGGAAATGGCGAAAGTACACAGGGATCAACAAACATGATCACCACTGCCATATCTCGTTTTCGAAAGAAGCTGACCTTAATAGTGAGTTTTTTCAAATACCTATGATCGGGGGAACAAAATGAAAGATTTTAAAAAAGTAGCAGGGTCTTGGGGCAGAGCTTTTTTAGTTGCAACAATTTCCATGTATGCAGCTGGTGTAACTGATCCAAAAGCTTTGATCGCTGCTGGTCTTGCTTCAGTGATCCCACCAGTATTGCGTTACCTTGATCCCAAGGACGAGCTTGGAAACAAATGACACCATCGGAGTTCTTTCAACTTTATATTGCCACCGTTGCGATCATGGGTGGATTGGCTGGCTTTGTGATCACACACTTATTGAGCGAGATCAAGCGACTCAACACGCGTTGCGATGAGATTTACAACATACTTTTAGAACGCTAAACTAAAGTCATGGCCGCACGCAAAGCTAAGGCAATTGAGGATCAAGGTTATACGCCTTTAGAAGCGTATTGCATTGGTCTTAATGAATATTACAAGGCTTTGCGTAAATCTGGCTTTCCAGTTGATATTTGTTTATCACTAATCATGGATCCCTACTCTTATCCTGAGTGGATTCTCCCTAAACGCATCAATGATAACCCGAGCAATATGCCCGACTTTTATCCTGACGATGACGAGGACTAATGAAAAGAACCATCGTAATTCCAGACTTACAAGTCCCATATCACGATGAAGTCGCAGTAAAAAATGTCACCACGTTTATTAAAGTATTTCGGCCTGATGCTGTCGTTACTTTGGGAGATGAAATCGATCTCCCACAAATCAGTAGATGGACAGAAAATAAGCCAGGGTGGTACGAACAAACTTTAGCTAGTGACCGCGATATGGCAGTTGATGTCCTATGGGAATTGACTCAACACGCCAAAGAAGCTCATATGATTAGGTCGAATCACACCGATCGACTTTACAACGTAATTATGAATAAGATTCCAGCATTCTTGTCATTACCAGAATTGCGCTATGAAAAGTTCATGAAGCTCGATGAGCTTGGTATTTCATATCATAAAAAGCCATTTCCGATTGCTAAAGGTTATGTGGCAGTTCATGGAGACGAACAGGCCATCAAACCTACTCCTGGTCTCACAGCCTTAGAAGCAGCCCGTAGGCATGGGCTAAGCGTTATCTGTGGACATACTCACCGCGCTGGTCAATCGGCCTTTACAGAGGCTTCTGGGGGCAAATTAGGCCGTATCCTACGAGGATTTGAGGGTGGTCATTTAATGGATATTCGCAAAGCTCATTACACTAAAGGCACAATGAACTGGCAACAGGCATTTTTGACAGTAGAAGAAGATGCTAAGGGTGTTCAAGTCTCAACAATTCATATAGAAAAGGACGGCACATTCGCTTATGGCGGTCGCAGGTATGGACGATCTAGATAATCCGCTTAAGCGAGATATTGACGATGCTATGGACGAAGGGGAATTGTTACCGTTTCGTTATCAAAAGATGCTTGATTAGTTTGAGATAGCCTGTACATTCGCCTTATCAGTGAAACTCACTGAAGACAAGGGGCTAAGAAATGAATCTTGATTTATATCTTACGCTGGTGATGGCAGCGTTTTTAATGATTGGTGTTGCCGCTGGTTACGGGCATGGATTTAAGCAAGGCAAAGAAGAAGGTTATCAATTAGGCCGTTCGGTCGCTCGACACACATTCTGGTCAGAGTGAAGGCCAAGGATATTCTCGATGAAGCTAAGCAGCTACTCACCGACCGAGGTGACGAGTACGGCGATTCAACTCTTAATCACATTCGAATCGCAAGACTCTGGAGCGTGTATCTTGACAAAAACATTGAGCCACACGAAGTCGCAATCTGCCTTATCCTCACCAAAATCTCGAGAACTCAAACTACGAAAGACCACCCAGACAGTTACGCAGACATCTGTGCGTACTCTGCAATCGCTGGCCAGATTACATCAACTGATTGGAATGACCTTGACAGTTACTAAGGCCAAGCCTGGACAATGGTGTGATTATTGTCAGATGAAATGGGGTCGCGATCACCCTAATGGGAAAGGTAAAACTTTTGCAGTTTGGACTGTTGTAAGTCAGCACGCTAAGTCTAAAGGAATTAACCGACATTACTGCCAGCCTTGCGCTGTCTGGGTGTCAATCTGGCCAGATGGATCTCACTGGCCTTTAACCGAGCAAGCCGAGTTTTTAGTGAAGCAAGAGGAGATCGATCATGGCCTTTAACCTGGCTGATTATGAGACAGTAGAGTCTCGACTAGAGAAGTTTTGGAAGGAGTTTCCCGATGGACGGGTATCAACTGAATTGGAAGTTTGTGAAGCTCATCGATATGTTGTTAAGGCCTATCTCTACCGTACTTATCTCGACCAGGTCGCATACTCGACTGGGTTTGCTGAAGAGAAGGATTCTGATCGCGGCGTTAATGCCACTAGTGCGTTGGAAAACTGCGAGACTTCAGCGATCGGCAGAGCACTTGCTAATGCAGGTTTCGCGGCTAAAGGCAAACGACCTTCCCGAGAAGAGATGGTCAAAGTACAGTTGGCAGGACGAAGCGGAATTGTTACAGAAAAACCGATCCTTAAAGAAAAATATCCAGAACCAGTAAAAGATGCTTGGACAATAGAAAGCCCTAAAGATGTACGAGATGTTGTACAAGTTGAGGGTTCACCTGATCTTAATTCTGCGATGAACTTATTAACTGATGAACTTAATGCAAAAGAAATACCACAAGCACCAAAGTGCGTTCATGATTTCATGATTCATAAGACAGGTGTATCAGCTAAGACTGGTAAACCTTACGAAGGTTATACCTGTCCATCTAAGAATCGGGCAGAACAATGCCCACCAATCTGGTTATAACTAATGGCTTCCCAGCATCGTAAGCATCGCGGATACCGCACTCAGAAGTGCGTCGCTGAGTACCTAATAAGATGGTTTCCGTATGCAGAAAGTGCTGGGGCAGGTAGGCAAGGCAGTGATATCACAGGTGTCCCGTTCGACATCGAAGTGAAAGCAAGATCTGCCTTTCAACCGAAGGAGTGGCTGGATCAGACCCGCAAACGTTCAGATGGGAAGCTGAGTGTTGTGGTCATGAGATTCAATGGGCAAGGGGAAGATGCAGCAGAATACGGGGCAATGCTCAGATTCTCTGATCTGGTTCAGCTACTCAATAAAGTAGATTATTCAGAATGGTTTCAAGAGCCATCACGCTGTCAAGGCTGTGGGACTTGGTTAATCAATGACGATTTCTGTACAAAATGTAAGGATCACAATGCCAGTTTATGATTATGAATGCATAGTATGCGGTCAAACGCAAGAGCTAGAACACTCAATGAGTGCGGTCGGCAATCCTGTATTGCACTGTTCAACGCCGATGATTCGAGTGTTTGCAGCAACACCAGCAATCTTTAAAGGTAACGGTTGGGGAAAGGATAAAAAATGAATGAACAAGAATTAAGAGAACTAATTGCTTATCAAATTGAACGTCATTATTTGCCTATTTGCGTGTGTGGTCGATGTGGCAATGAAACTGAAGGTGCATTAATAAATCGCATATTGCACACAATCAGGACAGGAGTAACAAACTAATGTCATTTGATTATAAATTAAAGTCTGATAGCACAGCATGGTTCAGCTGCTGTGACGAAATACAGTTCGAATATATGTGCGCATATTGCTACGAATCTATGGGCTGTCAGATGTGTGCATTCGATATAACAGAACGTCATGATTGTAATAAGGATTAGACACGCCCGAGATCATGCGTAAAACACTAATGGATTTGACAGCACTGCTACGCTATAAATCGCTAGCGAGCGCGTGTGCGCGGTTGCTCGCGACCGCGATGTTAGCTTTCGGGGGATCTCTATTCATAAATGAATGGAGTACAACTGAGACTGCTAAAGCAGTCGAAGTAAAAGACTTTAATATAAAAGAATATATTCAAAGCCATTTAACGTTACACACTTATCAATGCTTAGATACTCTTGCTACTCATGAGAGTAACTGGGACTTTAAAGCTGTTAATGGTTCACATTATGGATTCATGCAAGGTAGATCTGATTGGCTTAAGACTGCTAATGAAGAGCAGCAGTATGATTGGTCTAGCCGTTATGTTGCTAACAGGTATGGAGTAACAGAGTATGATGAGCCTGACTTCTGTGCAGCACTCGAACATTGGAAGCGTTACTCATGGCATTAGATAAGCTAAACACAAGACGCTATAGAAGTCAGCGTGAGCGTGTGTTCTCGCGTGATGGCAGACTGTGTCAGATCTGTGGTACAGATGAAGGTGAGATGCACATCGATCATATAATCCCGCGCAAGTCTGGTGGCACTCATGATCTGGATAACCTTCGAGTTCTGTGTAAGCGTTGCAATTTATGCAAGGGTGCGCTCAATGATGGGGTTTTTTTAGGTAAGACGGCTACCCCCCCTGTCT